GAGGTGTTCCTTCGCCGCCTTCTATAGGTGCTTCGTCACCAGTTACTGCTTCGTCTTCAAGTCCGCCTAAGTCTCCTTCAATGCCTGCGCCACTTACTCCTGCGCCACGCATTTCTGCACTTTGATCGCCTGGAGGAGGTGTAAGATTTTCGTCGTTTTCTTCTCTCCATAAACGTTCATTTTCTGCTATTTCTTCTTGTGATAAACCTAAGTATCGCGCAAGTGCAAATCTATTTGACATATAAGGAATTGCTGCCATTTGTGTATATGTTGGTACACGAGCATTGTCCATTTCTGCTTGTCTATATGCAGCAAAGTTTTGTGGTGGTTCCATAGTAAGATCAAACATACTTGTATCTATGTTTGCACCTTTTTCTAATAGATAACGTTTAAACTCTTGATTAAATTGTTCAACAACTAGATTTTGTAAACGTTCGCAATATGTATTAAATCTTAATTCTTGTATATATGCTGTTCCAACTCTGCCGTCGTTATACTGAGCGGCACTATCGTCTGCTCCAGTAGGTAGATAGGATGAAGGGATACGGAGACCGCGTACTAGTTTGTTAGTGAAATAACGTAAGTCGTCAATTTCACCAAGGTTAGTTCCGCCTGGCAGTGTTTCAACTTTTGATCCTCTCCCTTCAGCAGTTTGTGGGAAGAAGTAGTCTTCGTTGATGCTCAACGGATTGTAGGAACTGTCTATGACGTTCGTGCCACCTCCTGTCGAACTTGGTATGCGTCTCTGATGTATCTCAGTTTTTACCCTTTCGACAAACTGCATTGCCAAGTGACTTGGCATATTACCAACGTCTACATAAAACACTCTACGTTCAGGTGCTCTCTGCACACGATAGATAATAATTGCATCTTCAAGCAATTCTTTCTGCTTGTAGACTTTGAATATTGTTTCTAATAGTGAATTACCAAATGGATAATTGTTGTCTAAGCCTTCTGATAAACTTAAATGTATAACATGGTTAGCATCAACAGTAATTTCTCTGTCGCCTTGCTGGAATCTCGAACCGCCTACAGTTTGATTGGGATTTCCTGTCATGCCGCGAACACCGCCGGTCATGTATCCTTCTCCGCCGCCAGTAGTGTTACCGTTAGTTGAATATGGAGTTGTAGCAACCATTTCTTCAAAGTTTAAATTAAAGTTTTTAACTACATATTGTTCTGGCTTTTTGCCTTCTGATTCGTTTACAATAATTTTAGTTACATTTGCAGGATCTACATGGAACCATTTTCTTGTTTCTGGATCTCTTACAAAGAATGCATCACCGTACTTGAATGTGTTACGTAATATACGGAACATACGTGTTTCAAAATTTTGTAATTTACACCATTGTTGTAGATATTGTTGTAATACAGTTGCTTCTGAATTTGTTGCCTTTTGTTTGAAATTCATTTTAAAAGGCGTTTGATTCTGTTTGTTTTTTTGTGTGCAGAATTCAGCTAATATGTCAAGTGCAGCATTTACTTCTGAGTCCAAATCCATTGTGTTATAGTGGCCATATCGTTCAACACGATTTGGCGATCCTGTATAAACGTCTGGCAAAAAGGAACTGTAATTTGCTTTTGCAGGGCCAACACTGTTGCCGCCACTAGATCCGCCTAACGGTGAATAGTTGCCGCTTGGATTATCGCCTGTTGCTATTGGTGTAAAATGTCTTTTCCAACTCATTTAAATTCCTACCACATTGCATCGCTATTTGCTTTTGTGGCTTTATATGTTTTTCCGCCTATCTTATTGCCGGATATCATCTCATTTAAGATACTGTTCATAGTACTATTTAACTGATCTAGCTTATCTGCGCCGCCTGTTCCGGTACCAATGCCGCCGGCAAGTGCTTCTTGCACTGCTCCTTGTGCCGCTGTACCAGCTTCTGTGCCTGCTTGATCACCTAATACTTCGTTCATTTTTTCTAAAGTCTTTATTAGTTCTTTTAAAGCACTATTATAACTGAAAATACTGTCGCTGTCAAGTCCATTTGTAACATCTTGTAGATTTCTTAAGCCGTCTGATGTAAATTGGATATTTCCTAGATTGACATCATCGCCCGAAAATTCTGCAATGCCTGCCATTGCTTCTTTTAGTTTTGGAACATTATCTAGATTTAGTTCGCCGCCCATAAAGTCTTTAAAGCCTGCTAGACCTGAACCTACTTTATATATTGCATCAGCATCAACTTGATCAAACGCTTTTAAATCTTCTACTAGTTGATCAAATTGTCCTTCACCTTCAAAGAAACTACTGATCATGCCGCCAAGGCCTTTTGACACACTGTCGAACACGCCGTCACCTGTGAAAGAACTTATTCCATCATATAGCGATTGCAGTGCAGGACCCATTAACCATAATTGATTAACATCTAAATTTTCAAATGCTCTTACACCATCTGCTAATCCTGGTAACGCTCCGCTACTTACAAAGTTTGCAAAAAATCCTGCTTTGCCTAATTCACCTATTGGGCCTGCAACATTAGAAATTGCAGGGCCAACGTTAAACAGTGCCATAGGATCGACACTTTCAAATTGTTTTACACCTTCTGCTAGTTTTCCTATATCACCTGCGAAGTTAGCAAGGAAGCCCGCATCAGCCAGCTCGTAGATACCGACAGCCAGTGGTCCTAATACTCCGGCGACTTCTTTTAAATTAGCAACATCTTTTATTTCGCTTAAACCTTGTACTGCATCTTTAATTCGTTCAACACCTTGCCCTGCAAAATCAATGCCTTTGCCTGCAAGCATAATTGCAGCGCCGGTTCCAACTAACATACCTGTAAATACTGCTGCGCCGACTGCAACTTGTGGTGCAGCAAATCCGCTGAGCAGTTTTTGAAATACTTTGAAGGCAACATACACTGCGCCGCCTGAACCTATTACTCCGGCAACAGTGCCGAGCGTTCCCATGTCTATTCCAAACAGTCCTCCGCCGTCGTCGGGTGCTTCTGGAGTTGACGATGATAATTCTGCTTTTTCTTTTGTTAATTGAGCAATCCTGTCTTGAATTTTCTTTTCTTTTTCTGCTATGGCTGCAATACTTTTTTCTTTGTCTTCTTTAGAAAGTTCACTATTTGCTAATACTTCAGCTCTTTGTTTTTCTAGGTCTGCTAAACTAGCTTGTCTTCCTGCTATTGCATCATCAAATTGTTTTTTCTCTGCTTCTTGGTCGTCGCCACCGCCGCTGCCACCGAAGCCAAACAGATTCTTAATTCCTTCTTTAAGTAAATTGCCTAATCCAGACATTGCTTGACTAAACAAATCTCCTAACACTTTTTGAATTCCAAAGTCTTGTACATCGGCAATAAATTCTGTTATAGCGTTTGTTATTTTTTCTATAGCAGGTTTTATTTTACTAACACCTTCGTCGCCGGTAAACATATCTACAACATCTGCAAATGCGTCTTCTAAACTTTGAAACACACCGCTTTCAATAAGTGCGCCTAGTATTAAGTTACGAACTTCTGTTATTCTACGTTCAAAATCTAACAAACCTGCATTACCTGCTTCCATACGTTTTTTTTGATCGTCTAATGCGTCTGCGGCACCTGCCCCAAATTTAGTTAAGTCTTGGAATAGCACAACTGATGAACCAATTGCACTACCTTGTGCTTGTAATATAGAATATTGCTGACGTTGTGCATCACTCATGTTGTTTACCATACCAGCTGTTCGTCTTACTTCAGCTGCATATTCTTCTTGTGATACACTGCCGTCTTTAAGTCCTTTAGCCATACTAGCAAGTCGAGGATTTAAACGTGCCATGTCTTTGGCCATATCACTCATTGGAACGCCACCAGTGGCGACCATTTCTGTTAATGCATCTTTTAATTCAGGAGCGGCGCCGTCTAGCATTGCAAGTGTGCCTTGTAGGTTCGCTTGCGCTCCTTCTGATAATGTTCCCATTATTAATTTGAGTCGCTTGTCTGTTGCTTGTTCTTTTAGCATTGCAGCAACTTCAGATCTTTGTTTACCAGTAACTTTTGCAAGATAGTCTAACTGTTTAATATAATTTGCAGTACCTTGTGCTTGCTGACCAGCAGACATTTTTGAGTTGCGGCCTAGCCTAG